AACACTTGGATTTATATTGAAATATGCAAGTGCTTGCTTCAGTTTCATTTCGTGATAATCGGAAAGAACCTTTTGGTGCTTCTCGTAAATCTCATAGAATTCATTATTTTCCAACGGCTTCTGTGGTTTATGGCATCTTTCACAAACACCTGAAAAGCAATTTGGATGTGGAACCGGGCAAGTGCAATAGTTACTAATTTGATTCATTTGTTTTCTCCTCCATTAGTTCAATTACTTTTAAGATTGCTTGTTCTTGAGAATCTTCACATATTAATTCGTTTCTATCTGAATTTACACACCACAATCTATTCTCAATTTTCTCAAATACTATAATAGGATAATATTCAGATAATTTATCTAATACAAACTGCCAAGCTTGCTGCCAAAGAGGTGCTCTTAGAGTTTGCCCAATTCTCAATGTTTCTCTAAAGATATCCATTGCATTATCCATGATGATTAATTCTTTCCGATCAACCCCATAAATTGCTAAACATTCTTCTCGAAATCCAAATTCTTTAAGCTTCAATGCAATTTCGTACGTTACAAATTGTTCTTTCATTACGGTTTACTTTTTGATTTTGATTACTTCCCCCTTTTGATTTAGGTACTTAACAGGCTTTGCATTTACTGCTGCCATACGGTCAGTATCTTTTTTCAATAGATCTATCTTTTCCTTGTCAGTTAGCTGTTGCTCATTGTAAGAAATTGGTGACATCATAGCTTTATTTATCGAATTCGATGAACATAAAATCCTGAATTGAGATATACTTCCGACGGAATTCCGGTTCATACATTAAATTGTCAATACAACGCAAATTCAATCGGTAGAACTTAGTTCTTGATGAATCGAATATCTTATACAGTTGGTGCGGTTTAATGTTCATAAACGATTGCATGATGTGCGAAGCAGCCGATTGTGCGTTCAAATCGTTTATTACCGCAGCATTTGGGATTGAACTATGTCGCTTGAACTTTATCAGCTCCTCTACGTCAATTTTAAACACTTTTGCCGTACGTTCAAGAACCATCTTTACGTATTTACGAACATAGTAGTCGTCAATTGCAGAAAGCAATCTTTGGTCAACAGTTTCCATTTTGTTATTTATTTACGGTTTATTTTTCGTGATTGTTTAGCAGCCTTGGCACGTTTACGTGATTTACTCTGCTTTGGTGTCAATTGGCTTTTACACCGTTTGAACTTGCGTGGATCTAATCCCCCTCTTTGGTCGAAAAACTCTTCTACTTCTTTCATCACCTTTAGATCCCCTAATGGTAAATATTCGGTAAATTGCATTGGTGTCATAGTGTTATATTCTTTAATATGCGTAATAAGGTAAATTCACTTGAGCATACCATACCATGAAGCAGATAACTGCTGCCAACACGGTAAGAACAGTTCCAATCAAAATATTGACTTTTTGGTTTAAAGTTAAATGTTTCATGATTCTTACTTTTAATTGTTAATAATTCTGAACGATTTTGAATTTATATTTGTCATTGTAATGACTACAACATTTACCACAAGATTTGCTTCTTTTCGGCATTTTGTGTGCTGAAACTTCGTAACCACATTCCGGACAAATAAGTGTATATTTGCTTTTGGGTTTTACTACAGCTTCAGATGAATAACATCTATCACCGGAACATCCGATTGACGTTGCTATACGGTTCCACCGTGCTCCGTGAGAAGACCTTCCGAAAACTACTGCGTCCAACGCATGGGCTATTTCGTGAAGGATAGTGTCTTTTATTTGATCTCCGTTTTTAAGATTCATCTCACATAATGGTTGAGACAAAGATATGATCTTTTTACTCCAATTACAAAGACCGAATCTACGTTTAGCACTATCGTAGGTGAATCTCCAGCCAATTTCTTTCAAGTTAATCTCAACGCCCATCACATCATAAGTTTCTTGTAACATGTGTTCTGCAGTGAACTTTACGTGGTTTAAATGCTTAAATTTCATTACAGTATCTTCCTTTTGGTTTTGTGTTACAGTATTAATTATATCTTCTTGCGTCATGCATTAAGTCGTAAGCAGGATTCCGGAATAAATTTACAGAACCTTGGAATACGGTCTTTTTGTTTTTAATAGAATCCAAACGATATACCTCATAATGTTCATTTACCCGTTGGTTCGCTCCGAACGTTCCATTCTCAAGAATCACGTTATTTTCCAAAGCTTGAAGAACAACTTTATGGTCTCCGTTAGTTGAAGTAAGTTTCTCGTGACGTTCGCAATTGTAAATCCATTCACCGCTATCAAACTGTTCAATACTACGAACCACTGTCAAACGGTAAAAATTACAGACTGGAATTGGGTTTTTGCTAACCTTATTTCTCTCCAGCTGACGACGTTCAATGATAAAAATTACATCACCTTGTTTAAGATCAGCTGCGCTGTAAATTCTTGTTTTTGCGATTTGAGTTTTCATTTTGGTACAATTTATTGGTTATCTTTCAATTCCATAGCATCCAGTTGATTTTTTCAACTTGAAAGATGCATTTTTACTTTTATTTACACCAGTAACAAGAGCATTCAGTTTGTTTTTCTTCCCTGAAAGATTGTAACAAGTTAAATTTTGTTCTCCAAATATTTCGATCATTAATTTTCTGTTAGCAACAAATTCATCTGATATTCTTTTGTATTCTTCTGCTCTATCAGTTGTCATCACATTAGGAACGTAAAGATCAGCCATTTCTTTTCCCAAAGTTTCATCTTTGTTTATTAATACTTTTGCTTTTGCAACTTCTAGGCTATCTCCATTAATAATGTTTTCCATTATTGCTTCTGATTCTTCTGGTGACCAAATATTTTTCATTTTGTTACAGTTTAATGGTTAAAATTTATCGTTGCGGCATTCTTTGTGAAGTTTTGTCAAATGTGCTTCAACTTCTTTTTTGATTTCGCTTTCTTTTTTACTTGAGTTAGCTGCTTGGTAAAAACCTTTTGCTGATTGCTCCATTAAAGCTTGAATCCGTGGGTCGATAAATTTTTTCATTTTGTTTTGTTTTAATTACACTACAAAGATATGAGACTTTTCTGGAATATAAAAATATATTTGGAATTATTTTTAAATTATTTTTACATATGTGCATAAAAAACCCTGCAACCATTTGTGGCTACAGGGTTTGCATGAAAGAAATAAAAATTACCGACCCCTTATATTTTACGCTGAAACTATCATATATTTTGTTCTGGAACCAAATATCAATGTCAATTTTGGAGTTGAATCCAATCTTGCCTCCAATGATCCCCGGTCAACTAATGCAATAGGTGTAATCATTATATTGTTGATAGGATAACCGTGAATTCGGTTCTCATGAATGTGATTAGACGGATTATACATGTTAGTGCTTTCCGCAAGGAAGAAGTCAAACCCACCTTTCATATTCTCAACAATGAATACTGGTTTTTCCCAAAGCTTACTTACCAGCAGTGCCCGGTCATAGTAATTAATACCATTTTCTTCGAATTGTTTTTCTCCAATCATAATTCACCTCTCGTCATTCGTTTATTGTCTTCAATTATTTTCTTTTTGTAGTTGGCAAGATCCCCCTTGTCAGTTTTCTTGAAGTGATCCATACTTCGCTTTTTGATCATACGCTTTTTATCTGTGTCACTTAATGATTCAAATCGTAGCAATCCACCGTATGTTTTAATACCAACAACCTTTAATTTACCACCGCATTCGTCACAAACAAATGAATCAATTTCTTCGTCTGTTCCATTCACTTCAATGTTCTTGAATTTTTCAGAACATTCTCCATTTATGCAAAAGCAATTGAATGTCTTGTATGCCATATTAATTGAAGAATTTTAGTTCATTATTGCAGAATAGTAATGCTTCTGATTTACGTCTTGCTAGCAGCCCCGGTAGAACCTTAAATCCTGCATATTTCCATTTAAGGAATTCGTCCCGGATTAAATCACACATGTAATCATTCTCAATAGTCTTGAGCAACGTTGAATTACGCAAAGCATTTGTTCCAAGATTGTAAGCGAATGACACAAGTGCATCGAATTCATTCTGTGTTGCCACTGCTTCAATTGTATTTACGTACTTCTCAAAACGCTCCAAATCTTCTTCAAGCAGAGCATCTGCTTCCTCTTGAGTGATTGTTATGTAGTAAGGATAAATCTCTTGTAGCCGTTTAAATCCTTCAATACCACGTAACCAACTCCCATCAATGTCTTTCAGTGCATGACCCCAACCAATTGTCCAAATCCCTGCCGGGCATAGTTTAGGTTGGAGACCTATTTCTATTAGGTCTCCATCATGCAATCCCTCGTAGTGCTTGATAATTTCAAGCCCGTTACTACTTGTTTTTCTTTCCTTCACCATACTTGTAATCAATGTAACGATCGTCGATCAAGTTATAAATGCCATAAGAATCTTCATCTTTTAGATGTTGATTACACTCTTTGAATCGTTCGTAACTCATGTTAGGAGACCAACGATACCCCATAGAAACTTCCTGCAGCTCTTTTTTAGTAAGATACATACATTAAAATTAATTCGTAAATATTCTAGTTAATTAACTCAAAATTTTCTTCGACAATATTCTGCCATTAAAATGCCATCAGCATCACCATGCTTGTCAATCAATTCAGTGTGTACGGGGAATAACCTTTTCCCAATCGCTTTTGAATCTGTTTTCAATTGGTCGCCCTTTGATCCCTTAGGTAATAATTCTCTTTGCCATTCCTTTGAATCAATGTAAGCATGCGGGATACCTAAATCTTCAATGATAACTAATGTAGCTTCCAGTGCCCTCAATGCAGAAACTGAAGCTTGGAATCGTGTTGGATTCACCATTGGTCGTTCTATTAAACACATGCAAGATTCAACTTCTTCCTTTTCCCTTAGCAAAGCAAGATTGTCCCTCAGAACCTTTGAATTGACCCGTGAAATGTTTGCTTTCTTTTTGGTGTAGCTCTGTTCTTTTTTAACCGGAGTATGAAAGAACCAACTCTGATTATTTAAGATAACACCAATTGTCCCGGTGACACCGTTGTCAATGCCTATGTAAAGTTTATTCTCCATCGTTCATGCAATCTTTCAGCCAATCATTTAATTGGATCTGTTCGTTGATTGAACTAAGATGCTGTTCTTCTAACCATTCAAGATATAGTGACGGCTTGCTTTCAGCACTCATTCCTGTTTCGTTTCTGAATTTCAAATACAAATCTGTTTTTGTGTATGGCATAATTTTATTTTTTAATTTGTTTTTACATTGAGTCTCAACTCTGTCAATAAAATCTTCAGCATCCAAATAGTATTTCATAGTAACCCCTTCCCCCATAGTAGCCACGTTGTCCTGTCCCAGTCAACGTAAGGTCTGTTACTGAAAGTTGGATCGTATTTCAACGGAATTCCTAAAGCACGATCATCAATGTATAATTCCCCGTAAGCTTTTGGGGAATCTGTCCACTCAGATTGAGTAGGATAGTGATTTATCCCGTAAAGGTCAATCCCATTTTTAGTGAACCAATTCACTGCATCGTCAAGCTCTGGTCCATTTTTACGCATAGTATTCAAGATAAGTTTGTTCCCCTTACTCACCAACATTTTTAATACATTTACTGCACCTATGTCCTTACCCACCTTTGGGTGTTCATGTGTTACACACGTTCCGTCAAAATCAATACAAATAACCATATTATTTAACTAAAGTTGATACGTCATTTACTTTTCTAACCAGTAGAATATTTTCACCAATGTTCCGGTTAACAACATGCGTGGTGATCATAATTGTCTTTTCAACCACACTCAATGATTTCATAATGTCACTCAACCCTTGAGCATCCGTTCCTTCACCTATTTCATCCAATGAAAGAAACTGCAAACCACCGTATTTGTGGGTGGAATTAATCATCCCCTGAAGTGTTAGGATCATTGAAATGTCCAGCCGTGCACGTTCACCTCCTGAAAATGACCAAAAATCACGTTCTTCACCATTCCGGTAAATGTAACTTGTGATCTCTTCTTTCAGTTTACCCGTTCCAAGAACTTTAAACCCTTCCCAACGAACCTGAATGTCACTTTTTATGCTTTCCAAGAACTTGTTGCAGTTGGTTTGAATAGTTGCCAATGAACGGTTTGCAAGGTGCATATTGAACTTTTTGAAATTTGTAATCCACTGTTCAGTGTCAAATATACTGATTTTCAAGATATTTATATCCTTATTCACGGAATAAAGAACTTTACCCTGTTCTTTCAGCTTTACACGATATTCAGAAATCAATTTGTCATTCCTTCCAAGCAACATTACAGCATCTTTACTAGCTTCTTTTTCCTTGATGGACTTTCGCTTTAGACGGATACTTTCGTTGTTGTATTCAACCTCTTTCTTCTTAGAAGCCATATCACGGTTCAACCCTTCAAACTCATTAACAATACGTGAAATCATTTTGTTTAGTTTCACCGTCCAACGGCTGCTGAATCCATCACGAATCATCAAAATACTTTTGTCCGATTGCAACGCTTTTGCTTCACTTTCGATGCTGTTAATTGCAGCCTTTATCTTTTGGATATTATTCCCAACTCCTTTCAAAATGTCTTCCGAAAGATGCTTCGCCTCACGTTCATCTTCTATATCAATATCAGGATCACCAATCAAGAATTCATGCTTACACTTAGGGCAAGTAACAGCCCCGGTGATGTTTTTCTCTATATCACTGATAATATCTTCAACCTCACGACGATTATGCACCAAACGAGATAAGTCCTTTTCCTTACTTTTAAGGGAATCAGAGTTTGATTTGATATATTCATCAAGCATCTCAAGATCCTTCGTGCAATCGCTCCCAGCTACTTCTGAAAGGATCTTCTCAACACGTTTAAGTTTTCGCTCCACGGCTGCTGATTCCTTCAGCTTATATTTTATTGAAGCTTCAATTTCTTCATTGTGACGGTTAACATACCGGATTGAATCTTCAACCAATTTAATCTCCGAATTGATGTCATTTATTTGTTGAGCCCGGTCTGCCTCAATATCACGATCAAGTTCATTATCAATCTCCTCTTTGTAAACTTTAATCTTACCAATGATTGAATCCTTTGTACTTTTCTTAGATGCCAATTCAGCTTCTAAAATCTTCACATCAGCCTTCACAAATTCGTCAATTCCATCTATAAGATCAGACTTACTAAACCGGGAAATCAATGCCATTTTCTCACGGTTACTGCTACTGAAAATAGACTTGTACCGTTCCTTATTTACGATATAATAATTCTGCAAATCTTCCTTACTCACATCAATCCAATCGAACATTTTTGTGTCAATTTCTGCCACCATTTTGTCCTCGAACGAATGCAAAATTTCACCGTTGATTGAAAGTTGAGATGCACCGCTGCCTTTTACTTTTATCTTGCGTTCAATCAACAATGTTTCCTTCCGAATAGGGCAATATATTTCAAGGCTCAAGTAGGCTTCCTTCTGTCCGTGACGCACCAACTCAATGTCCTTTACCTTTCGTGTGGATTTGAATAGGCAATATTCAATTGCTGAATTAATAAACGATTTACCACTACCATTTGATTCTTGGCTATCGTCGGAAAGATTCTCCCCCTGCACTAAGACAGGGGAAGAACTGAAATTATAGTCAAGGGATTTAAAAGAACCAAAATCTCGTGCTTTTACATTTTTAAAGATCATTTTCTAAATCTTTTAAGTTCAATTTTTGTTTCACTTCTTCGGCATATTTTTTTGCCTCTTCAAATTTGTCAAAATATATTGACTTATCAAGCTCACCCGGGAAATAAAATATCACTTCAGGTTTATCCCAAACAAAATTATTCTCGTCCACTTGTTTTGTTTTAGGTAAACATGATTTTGATTCACTAATAAACGAATCTTCACCCAATGGTTGCCACCAATAAAATCCCCGTTTTACATGCTTTCTTCCAAAAAAGAATCTTTGTGCCCAAGTTGGTTTGTATTCCTTTTTGAAGACTATTTTATCACCCCAATCTTGAATACATTTATCAAAGACTTTTACTTTGATTAATTTATCTAAGTTGTAGAATTCCATTTTATTTCAATCCAAGTGTTTCGTATACTTTCAAAGTAATTTCATCCATCAGCTCAGGATTGTCCTGAAGAATAGATTTCACGCTTGCAGCTCCTTGTCCTAACTTAGTATCACTGTAGCTATACCAGCTTCCTGATTTATTGATAACACTGTATTGCACAGCAACGTCAATTAAATCTCCAAGCTTGTCATATCCTTCCCCGAATACAATACCAAATTCAGCCTTGCGGAATGGTGGAGCAACTTTGTTTTTCAGAATCTTCACACGTGTTTTATTGGCAATGATTTCTTCACCGTCCTTTTCCTGTCCTGACCGGGCAAATTCTGCTCTTACCGATGCATAAAATTTCAATGCATTACCACCTGTAGTTGTTGTAGGGTTACCAAACATTACCCCGATTTTATCCCGGTATTGGTTTATGAATAAAATGATTGCTCCTGATTTACGTGCTGGTCCGATTAATGTTGGCACCATTTGTGATAATAATCGTGCGGTAACTGCCATTTTTGCATCACCTGCTTCACCCTGAATAACTGACTTTGGAACCAACGCTGCAACTGAGTCAAGCACAATCAAACCAATTTCTTCAGACTTAGCAAATTCACGTACAATTTCCAAAGCATCTTCAGCGCAATCCGGCTGAGACAAAAAGAAATTTGGATTCTCTGCTTCAATATCCACATCAACGCCCAATGCTTCGGCATAGAATAAATCAAGTGCCTGTTCCGTGTCAATGTATGCTACCTTTTTGCCTGTTTTTTGGACTTCAGCAGCTAAGTGCAATGCCCCGGTACTTTTACCGCTTGATTCCCATCCCATATATTCAATGACACGCCCCTTTGGTACACCACCACCTAAGGCTAAATCTAAACTCAAAGTACCCGAAGAAACGAATTCAACATCCTGTTTCTTGCCGGAAATTGCTTCCTTACCAAATCTCTTTTCAATTGATTTTACTGCGTCAATCGCTTTCATAGTTTCAACTTTAAATATTTAATTCCTACGTTCTTGTCTAAATTTTCTTTCTCACAGAAAGAATTGAATTCCTCAATTATTGAGTCCTTACTAAATTCAACGAATTCTTCAACCTTTTCCGAAACAGCTTCTTCTTCGATTTCCTTTATCTTAGAAGTAACGTCAATACCAAGATCATAGAATTGCTGTTTATCCAGTGCTTTTACTTTGTTCTCGGAACCTTTTATCTCAAACCGGATATTGTTATCACTCATCTTGTGCTTTGCCTTTAACAGCTTCAAATCCTTATCAGAGCAAGTGTCAAGATCTACCTGAACTTTTATGTATTCCTTGAAGTCAGATTTAACCAATTCATGGCTCCCGTCTCCAAATAATACCGTGAATCCCTTATCTGAATCTTCCCCGTAATTGTTTTGTTGGATTGACGGAATGTGATAGAAATTACCAATTTTTTGCTGGTCATGATAATGCCCTGAAAATACTTTGAAGTGATTCTCAAAAGTCTTAATTGTTGTACCAGCTTCCACGATTGTTCCGTCGTTATTTTTAGACCCGGTTGTTGCTATGTGTGTGAATAAAATGTGTTTCAATTTCCCACTGAAAGTGCTTTTCTTGAATTCTTCCATCCAAACATCTTCTTTAAAGAACGGAATGAATTCATACACGAATTCCCCATCATTATGGTAGTAAAAATGTTCACGTATCAATTCAATACCTGGATGGCTTTCGTAAGGATCTAGGAAACTTTCCTTTGAATCATATTGAGTCTTATCATGGTTCCCTGGTATAATGATAATTTTCATCCCGTAGTCAAGATGAATCATGTTCAATATACGGTTAAATGCATTCAATACATCCAACCGCTGAGAAATGCGGCTATCAAAAACATCACCAAGGCATACTAAAGTATTACATTTCAATTCAACTGCTAATTCACATTGTTGTTGGACAAGACCAATAATTTGGTCAATATTTTCACGTTTTAGATGCCAATCTGTTGACATCACGAATACAGCTTCTTTCATTTGATTTTAATTTAGGGGAGGACTTGACGGAATCCCCCCCATTATGAGTAATCTTCGTACTTATGGGAAATATAGAACTACTTCTTACGATTCGATCCACGACGCAAAGCAGCAATCTGATCATCGTATTGAGATGAATCAATTGCACCAGCTTCGTCAACATCACCTACTTCTTCAGCTTCAACTTCTTCCGGTGCTTCTTCTTCAAATGGAAGTTCATCTCCGTCTTCCATCAATGCATACCATTCTTTCACGTCAGCAGCCTTTGTAGGAATTTGATCAACGAAATCTGCACCGTAAACTTTCTTCACGAAACGCTTCAATGCAATTTTCATTTCAGCTGGAGTCATTTCATCTTCTGCTTCCTCTTTTACAACTGGTTTAGTAGTTGTTTTAGGTGCTTTGGCTGTTCCTTTTTTGTTGAACATATCATCAACGTCTGAATCATCCTTCGGTTTGTCTTCCGGAACCTCTTTAGACAACGCTTCAATTTCGTCCAAGAATTCTTCATTGTCGAAGATTTGGTATTTGTTTGCATCGTCGAAACGCTTCAGCCCGTCAAGTGCAAAATCGAAATCACGTTGGGTGTAAACTTTATTGCCGTAGTAATCCGACAATGGCTTTTGTTCCATCAACTTCTCAAGTTGTTCATCGGTGATTTTAACCCGTTCGAAGAATTGATCCCAGTTTTCACGTCTTGCTTCGCTTGGGATGTCTTTTGACAAGGTGTATTCCCAGCTTGTTGTCGGCTTACCGTCTTTGTCAAGCTTGTGTTCTTTAGTGATAACCAGCGGATAACCTTCATCCGGATTTGAGAATGGATCAACGGAAATAACTTCATCAGCTTCTTCTTGCATGGCAATTTTATCCATTTGCTTGATCCAGCTTTCATACATTTCCAATCTACCCAGTTGCCCTTCTTTCAATGCATAAGCAACGAAAGTTGTTGACGGTTTAATACCCCAGACCCATCCTTTTGCAGAACGATACCCGGTGACAGGATTCATGAATTTGCGTCGGTCTTCCTTATCAGAGAATTCGTCATTTGCACGCTTATAAACGTAATCAATGTAAAGCTCAATAGGATCCTTTGACAAACCACCGTGCTGCGTTGCAATAAAAATTGCTTTACGCTTCACTTCTTTGTCTCCGGTTGGTTCACCGTCTTTGTACTTATCAACTTCGCATTCCAGCATGGCTGTTCGCTTCGGCATGTATGCTGCACCAATCTCACAATTGGGGTGTGGTGGCATAATGCGGAATACGTTTTTACCCTCTTCCACGGAGAAGAAACTAGCCCGACCGTCTGTGTTTGTTTTACTAACTTCTGCTGCCTGTTTTTGGACTTCTTTGTTGGCAGACAATTTTGCGCCCTTAAATTTACTTCTATCAAAAGCCATAATGCTTAAAATTTAATTGTGTATAATTATTTATTTCGAAGATCCGTAATGGATCCGTGTTTCTTTATTGTCATGTTGTTGATTTTTCCTTCAACAATCTCATTCAAAAATTCTTCAGGGGTAACACCCTTAATCAAATTGTTCAACTTCATATCCTTACTTTTAACACCCCACCAAAGGCTTTCTACCAATTCAAAGTTGTAATTCGCAGTGATCATATTTTTCTTTTTGATTTGAAAACCATGGTCAATTATCACCATTTCATTTACTGCATTTTCTGTAAGCTTAGAACCTGTTGTAGCAGCCTCCTTGCGAATCCGTTGACGTAAATCAGCTTCAAAAACATCAAGCTCCAATTTCTTCTCAGAAAGTATCTTTTCAGATTGTGCTTTCAAAGTGCCGATTTGGTTCAACAATGCAGGAACGGTAACGGCTTCACCGTATAAATTTGAAGGATCTATTGATGTTAATTGATCTACATCTACTTCCCCTTCAAGGGAATTCATTATAAAAGTAACCAGCTTTCCAGCCAAATAAATTTCTGCTACCATATTGTTAAGATTTACAGTTACGAATATAAAAACTATATTTTTACTTGCAAAATAAAAGTATAAAATATTACTCAAGAATTATCAATTCAGAATCTTCTTTCATTGACACAACATTTTGATCCTTAAACGAATCGAATGAGATTTTGCCTGTCAATAATACTAAACTTTTAACCTTATCCACCAAATTTAGACTACTCAATTTTGCGTATTCACGTGAAAATATATTCACTGTAAAAAAGTTGTAATTGTTCTCAAGCATCAGCCTGCACCACTTACCATTTTTACTTTTACGTTCTATCACTTCAGTCACATACCCGGCAATTGCTACCGTTCCCATTGAAGTAGAAGACTCAATCTGTAAATCTTCAATTGGAAATATTTCAGCTCCTTTGAAATTTGCTTCATGAAGAATCTTTTCATAATTGAAGAAAGCAATACTTGACAGTCTTTTTTGTTGTAACGTCCACCACCAGTTCTGATCTAACTTATCCCGGTTCATTTCAAATAGATCCTTTCCAGCATCTACTTTTATCTTATTCAAGACCCTGAATTGTTTTATCAATGTATAACGGTCTGACGTTGAATTGATATTTTCAATATCATCAAACGCCCCGGACATTATCAGATTCTCTATTATCTGCTTCGTTACCTTTGACCCCTTAAATCTATTTCTATCCAAAAATTCAACAAGTGAAAAGTATTGACCATCATCATCCCTAAGCTTAATTATTTGCTCTGATGCCTTTTCTCCGCATTGCTTAATTGATGAAATTGGCCAGTATATAGTGTTCTTCAAAAAGTCAACACGAACCCCATCACGGGAATTATTTATGTCTACTGACATAACTTTAATGTCACCACTCAATTCAATTTCGGCTATGTAATTTGAAACCTTTTTCTCGTCAGCAAATTGTATGGCAGTAGACCAATATTCAATAGGGTAATTCACCTTGAACCATTCACTAATGTATCCGGTTATTGAATAAGCTGTTGCGTGAGATTTATTGAAAAGATATGTACTTGCCTTATCAATTGAATCCCAAACCTTATCTGCATACTCCTTATCCACATTGAAATTTTCAACATAGAATGGTAAGAACCTTTCCTTGTATTTAGTAAGCTCTTCAAATTTCTTCTTTACCATCGCTTTCCTTACGTCATCAGCCTCAACCAACGACAATCCACCAAGCACTTGACAAAGTTTCATGATCTGCTCCTGATACACGAATACACCAAATGTATTTTTCAATATCTCTTCAGACCCCGTGAAATATTCAACTTCATTACGCCCTTCTTTCCGTGCAATGTACTCGTTATGGAAATTGTTTTCCATCGCACCCGGTCGATATAATGATATCCCGGCAATCAAGTCATTTATATCTTTTGGCTTCAGCTCCTTGCAATACCCGGTCAATCCCGTAGAACCAAAGTGAAATACATCGCCATTCCAACCCTTTGAGAAATATTCGTAAACCGTTTTGTCATCAAGTGGTATGTCATATATGTTTATGTCAATACCCTTGTTTATCTTGATCAAATTTATAATGTTCTCAAACTTGTCAAGCTGCTTAACACCCAAAATATCTTCTTTTAAGAACCCAGCTGCTTCAAGTTCACCACCTTCCCATTCGCTTACCATTTGCCCATCAATATCGACAACTGGTATCCATTCAAACATTGTCTTTTCTTTCGGCAAAATAAGCATAGCACAGGCATGTATAGATTTTGCCTTTGGCTGATGCAGAATCAATTGAATGTCATTGATTAAATCTACATTTTTCTTCACAAAAGATTTTATACGACTATCCCCTGCGGAACAGGCAAACAAGTCGTTGAATTCTTTCATAATTGGCATCATTGTCGTTACCTGATTCACATCAGCAAAATCAACACCGTGTATGCCTGCCAAATCTTTTATAGCTGCCTTTACCTGCAATGCAGTATAAGTACCAACTGAACAAACTTGATCTATCCCGTATCGCTCTTCCATGTAACGCTTAATCAATGGTCGCTTTGCACCGGGGAAGTCTGTATCAATATCAGGAAGTGATTTCTTGATACGCCCTTCATTCAAGAACCGTTCAAACAGCAAGTCAAAATCAAGAGGATTCAATTGAATAATATCTAACAAATAGGATATCAATGAACCCCCGGCAGAACCACGACCAATGCCAACTAAAATATCATTAGCTCGTGCATACTTAATGATATCCCACAGGATCAAGAAATAGTCAATTACATCACCTTTTTCAATAACACCGAACTCTGTCTTTATCCGGTCAATGTAAACTTGGTGATCTTTTTTTATTTTACGCTTAAACCCGTCTTCTATAAGAAACCAAAATAAATCTTCATTTGTCTTGAACTTGGCTGCCTCATCAGCATTCATCTCATATTTCGGAAGGTGACGAACCCCTAACTCAACCGTAAAATTGCAATTATCCACAATCAATTGTTCATTCGCCATAGACTCCTTTACAAGCCCGTAGAAGGAGTTATCTTCCGGATTGAACAATTCATCAAGCTCACTAATATAAACCTCCTTACTCTTGAAAAACTGGTTCCTCGCCTCGAATTCATGAACTCCTGAAATCGTATTCAAACTTTTCTTGATATATGAATGACTTTCTTCCAGATAAAATGCATCGGTAATTGAAACAGGCTTGAGTGCAGATTGACGAACAAACTTCTTAAGATTATCAAGATATTCCTTGTCGCGGGAATTGCTTACATATTCTACTGGATCCAATTGATAGAAATTGGAAACCCCGTAAAAATTTGATTTTATTAAATCTTCATATGGAATTGATTTAGGATCTACCACAACAAACAAATCCCCGTTAGCACATAATGATGAAAATCTATTAGTGTCAATCCAACGGTTATTTATTACATTCACTTCTTTATTCATCAATAGAATTGAATGCCAGCCGTCAGCATTCTTAGCATACACCTTGACATCGTACCGTTTGTCTGACTTCTTATCATTTACGGTATAAGTTGCACCAATTATCGGTTTTATTTTATTCTTTTGACATTCAAGCTGAAATTTCAACACCCCGGCAAGTGTATTCTTCTCACAAATACCAAGTGCATTACATCCAAGGAATTTAGCTTTCTTCACCCAATCCTTATACATACGAGAACCATTCAAAATCTCATATGCACCACGGATCCCTAAGAAGTTAGGAGTTGGTAATCCATATTTTCCTATTCCAATATATTTCAATTCGTTGAACTTCGGCGAATCATAATTCTTTTGTTCTTCCCAATACCAATTACCCCCAAATTTATACACGTACCGATCACAATCCTGCTTATATGCATACAACACAAGTTTCTCATTGAAAATAGCACCTTCGCTTGTTGTAGTTACCAAATAATAGCGTAACCCGTCAATTGAGATATAATGGTTGTCAATTTGATTGAACCAAATCTTGTTTTCAGTAAGGTATTTCTTCAGTTCTTCCATTGTTACAAATTGTATTTTGCGAAATAAAATGCCTTTTCCTCAAGCTCTTTTTTACTACCATCATTATTGATAGTGATGTCGTATTTTGTGTTGTATACATCACGGTCAGCATCATTATCAGGAACTTCAACCCCTTCCCGTTTAATAAGAATTGTTTTACAACCATAACGGTCTACATATTTCTTGATCTCATCTGATTCCCTAACGTGCAAAAAGACAACAAACGAATCTTCTTCAACTTGGTCAATAACCTCGCACCAATGCTTGAAAATACCGTCGTTGTAATTCTTCATTGAAGTCATCAATTCAGCTAAAAATCGTCTACCCCGGTCATCCTTTTTTCCATCCCAACCTAAGTATTCACTGGCAAGATGCTTGACATGATCTGATGAACGTATGTTGAATACACTCCTTTTGCTGTGTTTATTTACATATTCAACAAAAGTGTCCTTTCCACTTGTGCCAACCCCGTTTATGATGAACAAATTTTCAGACTTCATATGTTTCTACAAATTTTATGATTTTTGTAAATTTGAATTCCAGTGAATTTAGAACCTTAATACAATTGTCAACAATCTCTTGAACGAATCTTGTCTTATTACCAATCGCCTGTTCTTCCTTGCAAAAAATCCAAAGATCCAACATGTCACATGCTTTGAATAAAGCGAATTGCAAAGGTGTCAATGAACTTTTTATTTCTGCATCACTATATGGCTCAAGCTGGAAATGTCGGCTCACCAATTCATCTTCTATTTCTTCCCAAGCCTGTTTTGTGACTTGGCTGAAATTTTTAATCGTGTAAGGAAGATCAGTTGTTTCAACTTCAACGATGTCATGGTGTAAAACAATATCCCAAACGTTGATATCATACGGAACATTTTCAAGTGAAGCAAAGTGCCGGAACAGCATCCCAACCCCATAGCAGTGTTCCAATAAGTTGTAAGGACGATTCTTGAATCCCATTGCCATACGGTCAATGTTCTTCATTTTGCGGTAATACTTAATATCTATCATGATTACAATTTAATTATTTATAAAATCTGCATAGTGCAATTCATTCAAATATGGATTGTTGAACATCACAGGCTTTTTAGTATGGTGATAATATATCACTTTAGCCCAGTCATTGAACAAATCATTTCCGGTGTCAATAGTGTATTTTTGCTTGTTTTCACGCAAAGTCTTTTCATAGTGAAACAACGTATCAAGCAAAGAATCTAAATGCTCGAGAGACTCTATTTTGTCCTTATAGAAGAACCTCCCCCCAGTCATAAATGCATCCGTTGAATACTTAGCAAAAGATTCAATTTTATCCCTGAAATTTTCATAGAAGTGAAAGTTGTCAGCTTTCAAATAATAATTACCAACCGGAACGCCAACAATATTGGCAATGTACTCTTGAATCAATGTAAAGTTGAATGTATTCACAGCGGAAAATCCCCAAAGTATATCATTGCTACGCATATCAACAATCAAGTCCATTTTACCGTAAGTATTTACTTGAAAGTGCAAGCTACGAGTGCACGGGTAATCTTTTGTTTCCTTTAAACTTCCATCAATATTGAAGCAATCTTTTGCTGGATCTGCAATTGATATAATTGCTTGCCGTGTGTTGATGTCACGTTTGAAACTTTCAATGATGTATTTGAATTGATCTGTTACACCACTTATCCCTGCCATGATATGCCCGTGTTCCCGTTCTGGAATATCGTAATCATTCATGAACCCTGAATAGAATCTAAATCTTGGTCCATAACCTGCTCTCCAAGTACGACCATTATCACTGAAATTATACAAATTCTTCACATAATTACCGGGTATTGTGTCCAAATCATTTAACCCCAAGGCAAGCCAAAGTGACTCAATGAACGGAAGTATCTTATTCCACTTACGTTCATGTATTGTTACATAGCGATCACTTGGATTTGTTATTTGAATCATAACCGGGTATGGCATTTCTATGCAATCGAATCCACGTGTTTTCCGGGTTACCCCAGACTTGAGCAGTTCCTTGCTCATACCAACCAATGCTTGGTTCAGGTTATTGAATGTGTACATTGTATTTTTTTAAAATTGATTCAAATTTTTCTTGTTCAGAAAGCTTAAAGAATATGATGTCAAATGGATATCTTGTCACAACAACTTTTATCCCTCTTAGTTCTATCAATTGATATTCAGCACCAGCTGCGTCAATTGATTTTATTGGTTTCAGATACTTGTTAATCATCTCAGTGAAGCATTGGAATTCTTCCATACTTGATGTGTCTTCACTGGTAACTAAATTAAATTCTTCAAACTTTGCATTCAAAAGTCTACTTACTGCTGTACCTTCTTCAAGGTTACATTCTTCACCACCATATTCTTCGGTGAGTAAAACTGAAAAATTTTTAATTGGGTATTCCATGATTATTTTTATTTGTTAAACGAATATAATTGTTCTTCGGCAATATAAAAATTATACGCACAATTATTTCATTTCACCAACTAGCCATTTATCCGGAAATACATAATTGATCTTTTTGTTGTTCTCTTTGAACACTTGTTTGATCCGCTTTCCGGCAACTTTTTTCCCTTCTGTTTCAACTCCAGCTCCCCGTAAATATTTATCTGTCTCGCAAAAGCAGTTAGATAAATCCGGCACTGTCGGCATATGATTTGCTATTGAATGGAACTTGATGCCGTAGGCGTCACAAAGACTTTCGAAGTTATTTTGCACCCATTTTACGATCTCTTGATAATCAGCCTTGCCTGTTATATTAAAACAACGCTCTATACCTCTAATCGTCCCCGGTCCAGCTGCGCAGAAGCTATTATCATCCCAATCCACAAAATTGGTGTAATTGATATCCTGAATGTATTGATAGGTAGTAAACCCACCGAATGATGTAACAGAAGACATAATGTTGAATGCTTCTTCCATCGTTTTAGCAGCCATGATCTCGCTAACTTTACCACCTTCGATCAATTCCCGTTCAAAAATGTAAAAGTAATATTGGTGTTTGCGCCATTTGTTAGCTTTCAAGTGACAATATTTACCTGTATTTCCTGATAAGAATGCCGAAGTCATCATGTATGCATTTGAATACAACGTATGACCTTCATCAATCTTTTTCACAAGGTAATCCGAAATTTGACCCAATGACACCCGTGAATCAATGTCACCAAATTCTTCAATAAGCAAATCCCAAGTTGACGGCAAATTGAAATGTTTGTAAATGAGTATTCGCCAGAACATTTCCTCTGCGGTGTATTCATTACCATTGTAAATTACATGAGTCAACAAATATTGGCTTGCCCGGTCAAGAGCACGGTAAACGTTTGTGAACTTATGTTGCTTCAAAATCTCATCATTTGTATACGGTGCAGGTTTACCCTCGAAACGGTTCCAAAAAATGTTCATTCGTTCGTTAATCCAATACATGTAATATTGGAAGTTTGCATTTGGGCTAAAATTTTTCATAGACATATCCTATCACAGCTTTCTTTAATTTGCTCAAAAACTTCGTAATACTTTGCCATACCCTTTGAAAATCCTGGATCTTTTATTCTGGCTAAATCAATAACCTCCGGCAACAATTCTAATTTTTCTACACCTTCAGACCCGTACTTTCGAATGTAATGTTCTTTATTGTTGCTGTCCATAATAAACACTCTTTTCGAATTACGAACGATTTCTGGAGTCAACAATTTAGAACGTGTAGTTCTATCGAATTGGATTTCATTTTCATCCAAAATAGTTCTTGTTTTCTTAGTGATGAGAACCCCGGCACGGCTCTTCACTCCTGCGGCAAATGAATCAACTTTTAAATTTGGGTGAATTTTTTTAAAATAGAATTCAGCCATTTTAGAACGGTTAACATTTCCGTGGCAAACAAATATTACATCAAATTTCTCCATATAAATCAGTTTTAGAGATAACACCCTCATTAATTAGATTATCGATATTTTCTTTCACTTGGTTTCTTGAATGTTTCCCAACAGAAGTAAGTGACATTATCTGTTGTATTTTATGATTATATTTTGCAAATTCCGGGAACACCATCCAGTAGTTATCAGCAATAATTTCTTTAGGGGAACGCCCTGTATTCAAAGCTGCGTCCATGAATAACGAACACCACATAATGCTTGAATAAATTTCAGATTTGTCAAATGTCATAGGGAAATGCCTAAATTCAACGGTTGGAGTTTCCTTATACATTTGTAAGAAATTAATCCCACAACGCGTAACCGTCCCCCAATAAACAGTGCCGTCTTCCCCTACCGGAGCAAATGATTCAAAAAATTCATCAATGTTTGTAGCCAACATCATTTTGTCATACACCTTTTTGCTCAATTGCTTTTGGTGCGAAATCTTCCTTCGGTTATACCGTTTTTTAGCTCCTTTGTATTCTTCATCCGTGTCAAATTCCTCTCTTTTTGGTGGAATTAAATCTTCAACTATGCTGAAAGCTTCTTTCTGATATTTGAAAACATATGTTGCTAATTTCTTCAAGGCTTCTAAATCATTCCGCAGCCCGTCAACACCAACATGTATATGCAAATTACAGGTGTGATTTATTGATTTACGGTCACCCAATCTATCGTATATATCAGCAATCAGATCAACTTGTTCCATTACCGTTTTCGTCGGTTTAGTGTTTATTTCTCCACCAAAAATTATAAACTCTTTTTTAGGATCATTACAAACACCACAAGTGTTTCCGATTGTATAATCTTTACGATCCCAAATACATCCTTCAGGAAGTTCAACCCTAGTGTCAACATCAGCAATTTCTAATTCGACACCGTATGTAAAACCCTTAATGTTGTAGATACTCATAATATTTTATGTTACCAGTTTGTAAAAAATATTTCATGTCTTCATTTATAACACCAGTACCCCTTACGGTTCTACTGTCCAAAATTTCTTTACGCCCATCCCAGAGAAGTTCCCATTCTATTCCATCCCAACCGTCATTTTCGACTGTTTTAATGTCTTCAAATTGCCGGTCTAAGTAATATCCTAAGTAACGTCCCTTACGTTCTCTAAACGTCTTCTTAAATGCGCATAATGTTGTTTCCAATAAGAACATATCCGGTCTCAATTCAGGGTTTGATTCCTTTACGGAATTAATTACCCTTTTGGCTTCTAAATCCAACATTAAAACACGACCTTTGTCCTTTCGCAGCACCTTATCCCCAACCCATTCATCTTCAGCAATTGAATAGCAAAGACCATCACGTTGTGTATGTGTATTATCATCAGTCAAAAGCAGATCCCGTGGTTCAACATTCAATCCGCAAGTTTCCTTTAATGTCTGAATGTAAAACCAAGCTGAATATCTTCCGAATTTATAAAAGTTTTTGATGATGTATTTATACAGCCTGTCAAAGTTTTCGTATGGATCTTTACTGCTGCAAATTGATTCAAAAAACTCCTTTTGTGTGGAATTATTCTTTAAGATATTTTCACGGTAGGATTCAAACATTTTTGGTAAATGCCCCTTCTGCCATTTCTGATCAGACTGGTATCTCAACCGTTTATAGTTCTCGCTATTCCATGTTGTTAAACGTTCCAAATCTACGTTTTCGAAATCAGGGAATTCATTAGCAATCACCCAAGCAGTAGCTAATTGGTAAGTGTTCCCGTAAAGCCAAGCAACCCAATATCTTTGTTCGATATTCAGTTCCATCCTTTCATTGATGTAATTCAATAAAAACAAAGCTGGATCACAATCGTAAAATTTCAAAGACCAAGTGAAGTACTTGTCCAAATATTCCCGTCTGGTTTCTTTATCTTTCACCCTGTAATCTTTCATACAACTTTTTTATATCGTTTTACACATTCTAAATTTGGATTCTGCCATTCATGTAAGTCATTTGATCCATTATAGACAGTTACGCCACCTTCCATAAATGCTGAATACGTAGCTCCATTTATGCATTCTATTAAATCTTGAGTAATCCCAAACTTTGAGAAAGCCCGTTCTAAAATATTCTTAGTACTTGCAATGAATACTGATTTACCAATAATTGAATACCAAAGTGGTCTATTCCCGTTCCGGTAGAACAAAATGCCACGGCTCGTCAACTCAATCACAGCCATGCTTGATCTATTGAACTCTGAAAGTGGATCTAATTCCTCCTTAGAAGCTCTAAAAATCAATTCTGAATCATTTGCTGTAACACAGTTAAAGCCGAATCTTTCATGCCATTTAGACGGATCTTCTTGTGTTACAACCCCGTTATGTACGATTGATAAATCGTCATCGCTTATCGGTTGATTATAACGTAAATCTGAAGTGCTATAACGGGCATGTGCAATAACTGCACATTTACCCGTCAAGTCAACCTTACTCAATAAATCCCGGATAGGATAAGAACCCTTCACTGTTGAAATGTGGTCATTCTCAATGAATGATACCCCTGAAGCATGCTTGCCCCTAATTTGAGATTGCCACATTATTTCTTCAAGCAAATCTAAATCTTGTTTAGACTGCTTCCCTTCTGAATTCAAGTACCCTATTACCCCGCACATTACTGGAAATTTTCGAATTTGTTCTTATTTATGTAATCAAACTCCTCCGTGAATTTGATGAAGTCTGCTGTCTCGAAACGGTCATCATTCATAAGTACTATGAGTTTAGAACCGAAATCGAAAATTGGAGTTTTGAAGTCATTCTCAAAAACATTTATGAAAGACTCATCAGTGCATTGAGCCAGCTCCTTCCGTGAGAATTTGCAGTCGTTTATAAACCCAATATTCTTATCCCACATCACATCCTTTTTCGGCTTCTCACCACTACGGTAAATGATCCGGTTATAATATTCCTGTTTTCCATCTTCCGGGTAATTGTAATACTGAATTAAAATGTCCTCGAACCCAATTTCCTGTAGGAACTTTGGACGCAAACGATGTGTTTGAGTTATACCAGCCCCTTCAACGATGAATGAATATTTGTCAAGGTTTTCTTTCAAGAATTTACTGAAGTATTCAGCTTTCTTGAAAGCTCCTGTTACAGCATCATAACCTTGCCAACGTTCAACTTCTCCGCTACGGTAAATCTTACCAACGAAGATCAAATTCAATTCTTCAACTAATACACCAATGATTTTTTCTTTTTCCTCAACATTAGTGTATTTGAAATCTGAAAGTGTTAATCCACAACTTTCAAAGAACTTCAATAATTGGAAAACTCTGGAAGATTTTCCACTTCCAGAGATTCCTTTTGCTATAAAAATGCTTTTGATCATTATTCTACGATTTTGATTCCACCAACAGCTTTGAAGTAAACTTTGCTGCCGGATTTAATTCGACATTTCTCTTTTGTTGTTTTGTTCTCAATGAAGATCCGGGTAATGGTACCTTCAAGTTTTACACCGCTAACTTCAAACGAAACCTTCACCCCAACAGAAAATGTATCATTGCCTGTGAATTTCTCAATAGTTTCACTCTTAGCATCAGAACTACCTTCAGCCTTTGGAGCCTTTGGTGTTTTTGGAGTTTTGGGGGTTTTCGGTGTTTCAGGTTCAGCCGTAGCTTTTAGCTCTTCTTTCTTCACCTCCGGTTTTGCTACTTCTGCAGGTTTCTTAACACCTTTAAAAGTCAATGCCTCATGCAATTGTTCTTTTGTGGCATTTACAAGCAGTTCTTCAATATCCGAAGCTGAGTGTCCACCAAGTGCCTTCATGACTTGTTCAAAAACACCTTGACGGTTAGCTGCAACCAATACATCCAAGAATTCATCAACCTCTTTGATCAAGGCTTTGTTTGAATCATCAACTTTTGGTTCCGGTTTCTCAACTTCAGCAACTTCTTCTACCACTTCTGGTTCAGCCTTAATTTCTTCTGAAATTTTTTCGATAGCCACTTCAGCAGGTTTGAATGCTGAAACATCTTGACCACGAGAGGAAAGTATCTCAATAATACAATCAAGTTCATCACCACTTACTTTTGTTACTTTTTTCAACAATGCATCAGTAGTGTACTTTTTTAGTTTTTTAGTTAAAGCTTCCATGATTTTCAATTTTAAATTTGTTTACGATTTATATTTATTACACTACAAAGATAAAATGTTTATTTGAAATATAAAAATATATTCGCAACTTTTTTCAATTATTTTTTACCGGTGTGACCAAATCCACCCTCGCCACGGTCTGTTTCATCCAAGATATCAACCATATTCCAGCTGACAGTCTCGTGTTTAGCAATTACCATTTGGCAAATACGTTCACCATGCTCAAGTATGAAATCTTCTTTCGATAGGTTTATTAATATGATACCAATTTCGCCACGATAATCAGCATCGATAGTTCCGGGTGAATTCAATACTGTTATACCTTTCTTCAATGCTAATCCACTACGTGGTCTTATTTGTGCTTCGTAGCCTTCTGGTAACTCAATGAATAATCCTGTTGAGACAAGTACTCTTGACATTGGTTTAATAGTTATAGCCTTATCAACTGGAATATTAGCACGCACATCCATTCCTGCGGATAAATGCGTAGCATACTTTGGCAAATCATTAAATGATTTATTGACGATTTTTACTTCCATAAAAAATATTTGTGAATTTGGGGGAAGTTTCCTCCCCCCGTTGATACTAAAATTTTACTTCTTCGGTTCTTTCCAGTTTCCCAGTGTAACCTCTTCTTTTCAATTCAGCAATAAGATCTTCAGTTGAAAAGGTGCTAATTGCATTTGATGCAATAACTTCTTCAGTTTTTTCACCACCTATCACACAACGTTCTGCTGCATTTTCTTTGTAATCTTGACTTGGATGATTCAAGAGATAACGCAAACTTTTTTCAGCAATACATCTTCCATGAAATTCTGTAACATTATTAGCTTCAATAGAAGATTTATAATTAGGCGATTTCCTGCTACCTGTGTTCACTATGAACCCAAGTTCTAAACAATGTTTAACAAAGTTTTTTGATAATCTTCCTTCCCTTGTAAAATCAGAAGCATTAAATGTGTGATGATACCTGTTGATTTTAACGATTAATGATTGCAAGTAAAGAGTATATTTCTTTACTGTTTCAGGACGTGGTTTTGATACTTTCATTGTTACAATATTTAAAGTTTACACAACGAATATAAAAATTATATTTTAATTGTGCAAACTTTTTTATCAAAAATCGAAAAAATTATTTGGGAAAATCCGGGTAACATTATAATAATGTAGGGTATAAGAATTTCCATAGGAATCATGAACACGAACCAAGTTATCCCGGGTGTTGTTGTAATCTACAGTTCCAACATTTGTTGTACCGTCAACCAAGAATGATACGGAAGTCCCTTTCCGGAAATAATAATAGTTGTCCCAACGACCCATCTTAGCCTTTATGTATTCATCCTTGTAGGTGAAATCAGGAATACTTGAATGCCCCAAGAATTCATTAATGAATTTCTCACGCACTGCAGCATTATTGAATATTGAATGAAGATTATTGTAGGAACTAATTTTTTCAATTTTATCCTTCTTCATGTTTGCTGCGTTCATATAATTCTCCGCAAAGTTTTTACAGTATATTTTTGAACGCATAAAATAGCTAAGATATTCCTTCTGTAGGTTATGGAATAAATCAGCCAATGTAAGATCTCTTGTTTTTTCTGACATATTACGATTTGTTAAAATTCAATTTATTGGTATAAAAATATAAAAAATTTTCTCTTTTACTCAAAACTTCCGCTAAATAATCCATTTCAATGTTTCCGGGATCAATTCCTTCACGGTCAATGTAACAGATTTCAGTGTTAAAATGTTTAGACAATTCAAGCCCATACCGTTTACTTTGTTTCACAGTATTGTAATCATACATCAATATAACATTCTCAACATTAGTTGATTCAAGCAATTTTATTTGATGATCACTGAACTTATTGCCAAATGTGCAAATAACTTTTAACCCGTCATCTTCTTCAGTTTTCAACAGCGCACTTATATTTGTCTTGTCAAATAGACCTTCAACAGCTATAACTGTATGTGTATTGTTATTTATTTCATCAAATCCACCTATGAACTTTTCGAAATCCGTTCCGGTCGAATTTATATACCGTAGCACCAACCTGCTTCCGTTAAATTTATGTTCCTTCAAATTTTCAGCATGCCATTCTTTGCTCTTCTTGCTACGTGCTAACCAACCCACAACCTTCCCCCGAACCTTAACTAAAAATACCAAATAACCATGTAATTTCCTTTCAAGTGGGCTGTTGGTAATTCCAACCTCGAATTGTTCATACTGATAATCTTCAAATCCACGGCCTTCAAGGTATTTATCATAGTAGATACGCTTAAACCCTATTGGGATTTTTACCTCTTCAATCTCAACTTCCTCTTCTTCCCTTACCCCAAAAATTGGTTCAATCAACGGTCTTTCTACTGAAATTATTCTGTCCTTTGATACTAAATCATCTCTCCCAATTTTACGCAAGTAAGCTGGAAGTGACAAATTATCTCCACAATCGTAGAAGCAGTGAGTAACACCGCCCTTATCAGTAAAAAGTATTCCAAACTTTTCACTCCTTCCGCAATATGGACATTTAAGATCATCAGAACCCATCCACCCCTTCGCACCGAATGGATGAAGCTTATAATCTTCCGTTAGTTTTTCTACGTCAATAACCATTATTTATACATGTATGAATAGTCCTTCATTGTCTTTGCCTTGTCGTAGAATTTACCGAATTCATATGCTGTACAAATAGGGTATGTCGCTTCTTTTGTATCATAGTTCCTGAACTTATCGACGTGAATTCTCATGATATTCTTTTTCTTTTCGTCAATTGTTTGGTTCCCTGTAAACACGTAGGAGAACGGTTTTACCAATGTTCTATCACCTTCAGTGTTATTCCTTGTAATCACCCAATCAGGATTGTTATACCGCTCCGGAGCAATGTCTCCAGTTTGAGTAGCAGTGATTATTCTCGAATTTACTTCAACAGCTAAATCTTTCATCCGTTGGGCAACCAATTGCAGCCGTTCCTTTTTATACTCAGGATCATTATCCACCTTTTTATTTTCCCCGGTTTTTGCTAAGTCAAGTGAATCTATAATTATCAAATCAGGGAAACATCCCATTACCTTTTGGTAATCATATACTACATCTCTTACTTCAATCATTGTGGCTGAACCGAACCTCTCAAAAGAAAAAATATGTATCTCCCTTTGCCGGGATTCCATTTCCTTTATCACCTTTTCTATTTCAACCATTTTTTCACGGGGGATATCACCCCATTTTGCCTGACTGAATGTTGATGCTGTCCAAATTTGAGTATACTTATCGTAAGCTTCTTTTTTGCCACCTTCAAGCTGAATATGCAGAACCCTATACCCCAATCGGCAAGCAGCCATTCCTGTGTGCTTCAATGCTGTTGATTTACCAACCCCTGAACGCATAATCCAAAGTGCAGTATCACCGTTGTCAATGCCACCCTCAGTAAGTGCATCCAAAACATCTATTCCAATTGGAACTTTTTCTTTTACATCTTCTCCAGCTTCTTTGTCAATTTGCCGTTGAGAAATTTGGTATTTGAAATCTGAAAACACCCGGACAAAACTATCAGTCTCGTCTTTAATTTTGAAATCAGATAACTCTTTTGCCCCGGATATAAACATTTCTAATGCATCATCCTTACTACCCTTATTATAGGAATCATAAACGTCTTCAAACAACAACTGGAATTTTATATCGCGAATAAAATCATACAATTGCTTCAATGCCAATTCTTGATCAATAATGTCACAATCCTTTATTCTTTTTAATGCATTTTGTACATCAGGATCTATATCATATTGCTGGGAAATTACACCGTAGCTTGGTAATTTACCATTCAATGAATATTGATTTATAATTGACTGGAGAATCAATTTATAATGTTTGAATTCTTTCGGTATATAGTGATACTGAAGCTTTTTAGAAACGATTTCTAAAAACGATTTCTTGACAAAACACAATTTCAATAGTTCATCCAAAAATGACCCTGTTAATTTCTTGCTCATAATTATACTGAATAGCCTCTAAATATAACTTTATTTTCACGCAACTCATTAATAGCCATGAAATCACTCATACAAATATCATCATGACCCCCAACACTTTCCAATTTACCATTATCCGGTCGGAACGTTATGCTGTTGTATTCTTGGAATCTAACTTCAGCCAAATTCCTTGTCGACCCTTCTTTGAATGGAACTTTTATTTGTCCCCTTTCATACATAGCAGCAAGGGATGGCAACCCTTCATAAAGATTCTTTTTAATCCCTGATGTCGTTGTGAATTCCTTGATATTTTTCAACCCACGTTGTTTAGCCATATCAGCTAAAATACCTTGGAATCCATTAACTTCAACAACAATTGAATTCGGTTTAAATCTACTGTTTATTGAAATGATTTGTGATATCTGTTCATTATGTGTTGCTCCCTGTTTCCTCCAAGTGTGAAGCAAATAATAATTATCCATTGTATCAACCCCCCAAACTGAATATACAGTATAGTCAGCACCAACATTTGCTGATTTAGCAAAGTCACAACCAACAACTACTTTCCTCAATTTAATTGGATAAGAATCAATGTTCTCAACCAAATCAATGGTTTCCATTCCAATTGTTGAACGCATCAAAATATCATACGGAAATATAGTCGCATCATCTGAAATTGGAACAACTAAATATTCACGTGAAAACACCAGTGAACCCAGTGAATCCTTTTCCGTCATCAATTTCTGAAATGTAAAACGGTCTGGTGAAAGCAACCTTCCATCAGGAAATATAGCAGGGTATTCAAAGTTCATAAACCGCTTGTCCTGCTGTATGTCATAATAAATATCCCTCTCCGAATATGGTGTTCCTGTCACCAATAAATATCCACCCGGTTCAACAATAGGTGTGATACCCCCAAAAAATAAATCCCTAAGTTTATCTCTTTGCTCTTGGGAATAGATAGAACTTTCATCAGGAACGTCATCCAAAACAACAGACCCGGTGTGAAGACCACGGAAGAAACCAGCAATACCACGCATGTGGACTTGTGAACCAGTTTCCGTAACAATACCGGTGTTACCTAACTTAGCCTTTCCATTTGGATTCAATTTATCAGCAAGCAAATCATTGAACTTTATTTCTTCAACAACCTTATCCAAGTGGGTAGAACCCAACGTTGCTGTGTTTGTGATTAATAAAGTTTCTTTCCGGTTTTTGTTGTCTATACTTTCCGGCAGATAAAAATTTGGCTTGTCATAGCTGTATAACCGCCACAATGGCCATGCATAACAGCTTTCATAACTCTTCCCATGTGACCGTGATGCCAATATGCTAACATATTGATACAGCTGGAATAAATTCCCCCATTCCAAATTCCTCCATTCTTGTCTGAAGTTCGGGAGACAATTTGCCTTAAAGTAATTGTAATTGATCTTCCGGAGCCCATATTCAAACGATTTCTCAAGGTCTGATAGATATTGCAGGTTTGCAGTTTCAATCCCTGTCTCGTTGTAATTAACAACGTTAGATGTCTGGATTAATATTTCATCAAACAACTTTTCTAAATCGTTATCATACCCACCCAGTAATTCACTTACTGCTTCATTCGTTAGATTGTTTATTATTTCTTCAACGTACCCTAATGTATTTTCTAATTGCTTTGTTGTTAAAACAATATTATTCTTCATTAGTATCCCTTACTTTTTTCTTTAAAAACTCGTAGAACCCAAGGATACTTACTTCTCCTGCCGGGTAAATTTTGTCCTGTGAATCTATATATTCACCTAATGATTCAACCAATTCATTTAGCATGCATTAAAATTCAAATGTTTCACGATAACGAATTTCCTCACTCTTATTCTCACCACCGCTTCCTCGTAGAAACCCAATATATTTCTTGAATAATTCTGCGTTAGCCCTTGTGTCAGCTAAAGCACGGTGAGCATTTACCAAATCAACACCATTTTCTGAGCACATTGTTCCAAGCTTATAATTTGTAGATTCAACATACCTAAGCCAAGACCACTTCAAAGTATCTATCGTATCCGACGACACATACTTCGACAGATCATAACCAAAACAAGTAAAATAATCATCAAGTAACGGTATATCAAATGAATCAATATTGTGCCCGACCAAAATTGGAAAGGTTTTGCCCTTCGTAAATTTAGCAAAAAAATCAATTAGTTTTTTCGCTTGAACTTTTGGATCAACACCGTTCTCAATTTGATCTACGGTTATTCCGTTGGCATCCAATGCACTCTGTGTTATGACTTTATCACCATACATTTTCATCACACCAGATTCAAACTCTGCCACGGTATTCATATCAATATCAACAACAACACATGCTATCTCAACAACAGCTGGATTCTGGTGTGGTAATCCTGTAGTCTCAAGGTCAAATACGATAAAATTATTTAG